GAAACGTTTATCGTTACAGGCTGGTTGCACGGAAAAGAGATACCAAGCGACACAATAAAGATTGTGCGTAACGGAAAAGAGGTAAAGGAATGAGGTTATCAAAAATTATAAAACATTACGATTGCAAGACTGAAGATGGAAGAATATTTAACACTTGCGTTCCATACAAAAAACTTTTTGGATTAAAGGTTATTGAGATTAAAGCAGTTTGGTTCATGATTTTAAAAAAAACTATTTATACAACCAAAGCAGAAAAGGTTTCATAATGGGAACTCTGAGTAATAGTGCTAGATATATTATTGCAGTCAACGAACTATTATTAGAAATCAGATCATATAAAATCAAACTAAAAGACTACAAGAAGGAACGGGACAATCTTGTGGAGATGTCAGCACCCAAAGATGTCAAAGCTATGTGCTATGATCAACCAAGAGTTCAAGGTTCAAATAAAGTGATTGATGATACCTGGTCGCTTATTAGAATTGGAATTTTAAGTACTTTAATTAATAACATTACAATGATCATTGATGATAAAGAAGCTGCGTTAAGGAAGTTAAGGAATGCTGGTAACAGGGTTGCTGACAAACTTCAACCAGACTTACGAAAGAAAATCTTTATCCTTGCATGGATTGACTACATTGGAAAGTACAAAAACAACAAAGAATTACTATCAATTTTGGAAGCAAATGGGATATATATTTCGATGGGAACGCTAACAAATGAAAAGACTGAAATAAATAAAATATTAGATGAATCTTCAATAAGTGTGTAATGAGTGTGCAAATATTGATTTATTGTGTGGTATTATAGTAACGTAAGACAGTGTGTAAAAACTCTGTCTTTTCTTAATTCCTTTGTGAGCATCCCAACTCACAACTCCTTTCGCAAACTCTTAGAGCGTTACATTAAAGTATACTCTCAGAGTTTTTTGTTTTTTCAAAGCTCTATGTATTATATATATACTATGTAATATGTAAATGCTTTTGTATTGTAGTTATATTACTACATATAGAGTGACTAAGTTATAAGAGAGTGTGTGTGTTTTAGATCTCTTTCATTCTTAGATTTGTTTTTCTTATTCTTTAAATGGTTTTGTTTTTTTAAAAAAAAGAAAGAATTATAAAAAAAGGTTTTAGAGAGAGAGAGGGTACTTGACCTACTATTTTTATTTTTGCATCCCTTTCTAGGGGTGTTTTTAAATATTATCAAAAATACTTAATTATAGTGAAATTAGATACTAAAAGACTGGAAATTGTAGGTGAGTGTTATGGGCCGTACTAAATCGGATAAAAATGGCTTACAGCCTAGGCAATATAAGTTTTGCGAGTATTACCTCCAAACTGGTGTTGCATCAACTGCTTATGTTAAAGCTGGTTATTCCCAGAGTAATAAATACTCTGGAAGTTCTGAACTAATGACAAACCCAAAGGTCAGAGAATACATAAGGCGCGCGAAGCGATCTATGGCTACAAACTTTCTAATCAGCAAACAAAACGCACAGAAGTTACTGACTAAATTAGCTAAGGGGCAAACCAAGGAGGAAGTTGTATTCAACCAACAAATCTACGATGATTCAGGAAACCTCAAAAGTATCGATGCACAGATAGTTAAGAAACGCGTGGATGGTCGAGTTCAGATGGCGGCTGTTAAAGAAGTTATGAGAATTTATGATGAGATTGACGATAACAACTTTGATGTTGCTTCAACGGATGACAAACTTCATCAAGCTATGAAAAATAGAATTGGCGATTCTCTCAAGTTACAATCCGAGGAAGGCTTATCGTATGAAGAAGATGAGGCTTAACCAGAAGAGGATAGTGACGACAACGATGAATAATAGTAGCCATTCTTTGGATTTAAAGTTCAACAACAAGATTCTCGATGCGTTGGCATGGATAGAACTTAACCAAGATCTTGTAGTAACTGATCAGAAGATTATTAACGAAACAAGATTCTTTGTGTTGGAAGGAACGATTAGGTCTGCTAAAACAGTCACAGCTATTATAGGGTTTCATCGTAGAGTTCAAATGCAAAAGGGTAAGTTCGCACTTATAGCTGCTAAAGACTTTGACTCAATCAATGACAACATACTTAATGCAGAATTAGGATTGTTTGTTTTATATCCGGATGCATACAAATTGAAGAAAGATAAGATTGGTGGTTACTACGTTGAAGTGGTAGGTACTGATAAGAAGATATTACTTGCAGGTTATTCGGACACCGCTAAGTGGAAGAAGATACTTGGTAAGGACATTGAAACGATATTGATTGATGAAATCAACATTGCTGATGAGATGTTCGTTAGAGAGTGTTTTGCAAGACAAGGTGCTACAGAGCATCCAATAATGATTTGCACTCTTAATGGAGACGATCCTAATCATGTTATATATCAAGAACGTATTAACAAATGTCTTATGCTTGGTAAGATACCTGCTGAAATTAGAGCAGATATGGATAAGCAAAAAGCAAAGAAGAAAGGCTATTACTATACGCATTGGTCGTTTGATGATAACCCTAAATTGAAACCTAAACAAAAAAGGAATCTAAGGACATTGTATCCGGTTGGTTCTTATTATCACAAAACCAAAACGTTAGGCTTACGTGGTAAATGGGGTAAGTTAATCTTTGCGGATTACATGACTCCAGACTTACTTGTCAATCTTCAAGCTAAAGACAGCAATCAAGTACCGATATATCCAATTGCACATTACACAATCGGAATTGACATCGCAGAGAACAGAGCTGCTAATGTGTTTGCATTAGTTGGTTGGAGCAAAGATTATGAAGGTTGTCGTGTAGTTGATATCGATGTATTTCCTTCCAAAGAGAACGGAAAGAGTGTTGGTTATAAGTACAAGACTAAGAGGTTAAAAGAGTTCCTATTCAGATATGATCACATTCACAATTTGATTGAAGGTATCTTTGTTGATTCGGCTGAGAATAATTACATCATGGACTTGCAAACAGAGAACTTAGGAATACCAGTTGCGCCATCATACAAAGCCACAATCAAAGAGCGTATTGACATGATCATCATTTTGATGAACGCTTTACGCTTATTATTTGATTCATTAAAAGCTTCAGTTGGCTATTATGCATATCAAGCATCTGTATGGACACCAGGTAAAGAAGGCAAAGAACGAGAAGATAACAACTTGCCAATGAACGACATCATGGATGCAATTGAATATGCAATAACAAGACACATGAGAAAACTATTGTTAGCAGTAAAGAGGGTGACCAAATGAGTATCATAACGAAATTCCAAGATTATAGAAATACAAAATTCGACTCAAAAATTGAGAGGAGCTTATTGCGAATGAACGACAAAATAAGATACAACCCTGAGTTTAATAACCTAACCGTAAAGTACATGACAACGGAAAGAAGAACCAGGAAGCTAACTGAATACATGGTATGGTACATGGGAGATGAATACTTAATTTCGTACTTTTATACTGAAGGCAATAGAATCCTTGCAACTGATAGCACAGCAGACATGAACATGTTCTGGAAAGTCGCACCGGATGCGTTGGTAAAAGTACACACCGGAGTACCGGGTCTTTTATCAAATAAGAAATCAAGGATACTTTGGGGAAATGGAATCAACATTGACGTACAAGTTTTCAAGATGAAAGATGGAAACCCAACTGAAGAAGTAGATGAAAAAGAATCTAATAGAATCAGAGATATCCTTGTAGACACACTACTAGACAAGACAAACTTTTGGGAACACGCAAAGCAACAAACAGAAGATGAGTCATGGAGCGGACACACAGCCTTGAAGTTTAACTTTGATAGAGATATCACGCCATATCCAATCATAGAAACAACAGATGCAAGACTGTTCACCTTAGTAAAAGAACGAGGGTTCACGACAGCAATCAAGTTCCACGCATGGCACACCAATGAAAAATCGGACAAGAAGTATCGCTTAGATGAAGTGTATACGACTGTGCGAAACGAAATAGAACTGCAGTACTATCGCCAATGGAAACATGGAACCCAAGAAGTAAACGTTGGGGATGCAGTAATCAAGTATGAACTTTATGAATTAAAGAATGATAAAGAAGTAGCAATAATCTTCAATAACTGGCTTTCAAAATGTCCGGAGTTAACTGAAGGAATAGAGAACGAAAGTATAGCGTTTGGTGGGTTGCAAGGCATACTCGCATTCGAGAAAGCAAACAGACTACCAAATAATGACTTCCCAGGTTCATGGTATGGTGCAAGCGACTACTCCAGAAGTGTTCTCTCATTTGACAAACTAGATGAACTCATATCAGAAAACGCACGTGAAGTAAGAGATAACAAAGCAATCCAATTCTTCCCAATGGAGTGGCTAGATAAAAGTAACGAAGGGAAGATACTAGGTAAAAACAAGTTCAAAACGAACTACGTAGGATCATCAAATGATGTAGACCAGGCACAAGGTGCACAAGCACCTGCTGGAGTTATTGAAGTAAAAGATAAAACGGATTCACTGAAAGAAAAGTTCAAAATGGAAATAGGTATTATATGCGCCAATGCTCACATATCGCCAACATCACTAGGTGGTATAGGGCAAGGCTTTGAAAGCATCGCGGCAGGACCAGAGAGCCAACAAGAACGCGAGAAGGATACCATTGATACCAGAAATGAAATGATAGAGCGATGGAAACCATATCTAAACAAAGTGTTCCTGAAACTGCTAGAATTTAACACCTGGCTATTAGACAATGGACTAACAAGTGATCAACCAGGAATCAGTGAAATGGATATAGACTTTGAGAACTGCACAGTGAAAGTACAGTTCCCAGATTATGTACAATCATCAGACATGGAACGCATCACAACTTGGGGAGCCGCTAAGACAGCAAGAGTAGCGGACACAGAAACAGCAGTAGAGAACGTGTATCCACATTTAAGCAGAAAGCAACAACGAGACATCATTGATAGAATCAAGTTCGAGGATGGAATGGTATCAGATAATCCGAGCAACTTATCCTTAATGGATTTGACCGGAAACGATCCTGAAGGTGGAGAAGATAAGACATTCATCGTGACATACACAGACACCAACCAAAAGGAACTCACAATAACAATCGAAGCTAAGGATGCAGATGAAGCTAGGATAAAAGCATTAGAACAAGTAGGAATGGAACCAACAGTAATCAAAACAATCACAGAAAAAACCAAGGAGGCAATCCAATGAAAAGGCTGATACTGATACTGATGGCGGTTTTTATCTCAATAACAATAATGGGATGCAGCTCAGAGCCGGAGTATTATGAACAAATGAATCAACTGGATGCACCAATAGAAATAGAAATAACAACAACAATCCTATTCGGAACAGACAGAGTATGGGTAACACACGAATATGCACTGAACGAAAATGAGGTGCTATACTACAGCCCAAAGTCGATAAAGATAAACGGAAACACCTATCTGAACGACCAGGAACAATACTTCATATGGAGAGAAACAGTAGGATTCCTAGACAGCCAGTATACCCAAGTAACAGCCGAAACTTTGCGAGAAATTTTCAAGGAATAGACAATGGCAGTACTGAACAGTCCTAGAGAGGACATAGCATCCAGAAGTGTCATAGCAGTACAAGAAGCTCAAACAAGAATCAAAGAGGCAATTATTAGATCATACAAAGATAACACAAATAAAGATGAACTAACGAGAGAACTGAGAACCATCATCAACACTGCAGCTAGCGAGTTTGATTTAGAAACAGCTAAACAAGTAAAAACCGCTCTTGCAATGAATGCACAAAAATGGGAGTACTATTATAGATCCTCAATGCAGATAGCAAACGCGAATGTGCTGAAGGGAATCCAACAACTCTCACACAGGAATGTAGTTATACACAGCAAACTCAAAACGTATGACATCGACCTGAATGAGTACATAGGTTTACACCCAAAAGAACAAAACGCGATTATAAGCCAATTTAGAGGTTATTTGACAGAAGATAAAAGAGGATTACCAATCATTAAGAACTATGAAAAGATAGTTAAGAATGAGATCAAGAAGATGGCACAAAACCCAGCTAACATTTATCGAGTTGATAAAAACGGTAAACCGTACAAGATGAACTTAAGAAACTTCGCTGAAATGAAAACCAGGTATGAAGCTAATCTTCGGGATATATCAAAGTATGCAAAACAAGAAGCTACAGACCTCGTCTGGACTTCAAGTCATCCGGATGCATCCGGAAGATGCGCACCATATCAAGGCAAGTTGTATTCGATCAGTGGCAAAAGTGGAACGATTGATAACATTAAGTACACACCACTACAAGATGCTTTGCTAGGGCCTAACGCGGATGGCAACGGAATCATTAACGGTTACAACTGCAGACATAGGCTCATACCGTACACATCAAAATCACAACCGCCACAAGAGTATGATAAAGCAACGATTCGCAAAGAGAACCAAATTAATAATCAGCAACGGTTATACGAGCGAAACATCCGGAACTACAAGCTAGAGGAAAGAGCGCTCAGAGCGAACGGTAATACTCAAGAGGCATCCATGCTGCGTAAGAAGTGGCAAAACCTAACAACCAGTTATAAGCAATACTCATTTAAAAATGAGAGAGCATACTATGAATGGAGAACAAGAGTCACAGTTGAAGAAGTAGATACATATAGCTAAAGGTATTAAGGGTGAAAGCCTAATATATAAAATCGTTGGCAAACGAAAGCTTCCATACCATAAAATCGAGGATCAGCCCTCGTAAAAAAATGAAAGGATGGTATCACAAATGGCACTAAAAATTAGTAAAGAGTTAAGAGAACAATTAGGAACAGAAGCTGTAGCTTTGCTAGAAACATCAGCAAAGGATACAGACATCATAGTGGGAGTGGTGGCAAATTACATCACCAAGGAAAGGTTCGATGAAGTGAACACGCAACTTGGAGAAGTGAAAACTCAAAACACAACACTAGACAAAGACTTGAAAGCCGCAGTGAAAGGCGCAAAAACCCAAGAGGAACTAAACGCAAAAATCACAGAGCTGACAACAGCTAACGAAGCAACCAAAACAGAGTACGAAACCAAAATCGCAGAGCGCGAAAGAGGATACTTGCTAGAGGATGCACTCAAAGGATCTAAAGCAAGGAACTCGAAAGCAGTACGAAGCTTGCTAAACTTAGAATCAGTCAAAGTCGTAGATGGAAAAGTGATAGGTTTGGAAGAACAAATCAAAGCACTCAAAACTTCCGATCCGTACTTGTTCGAAGAAACCAAAGCACCAGAAACAAAAGTAGATCGTTTCGGAAACCCAGTAGAAAAAGGAAACCTAGGAACGAAAACGGAAGCCGATAAAGTCAATTCAATAGTGACTGCTATGGGGTTCGAAGTACCAAAAAAATAAAAATCCAAAAGGAGAAATATCATGACAAACTCAATTACATTACCGGTTCAATATCAACAAGCGTTGGACTTAGCATTCAAACTAAGCGCTAAAACAGCAGACCTAGAAATCAATTCAGCACACGTACAAATTGTAGGTAAAGAAATTAAAGTACCTAAGATTTCAGTACAAGGGTTAGCAACAACAACCAGAGGTGGAGATTTAACAAGTGGCGATGTAACATTCGCATACGAAACTAAAACTCCAGATTACGACAGAAACAGAGTGTTCGCAATCGATGCAGTAGATGAAAAAGAAGTAGGCGGCTTGTATACATTAGTAGCAGGCGAGTTCCTAAGAATGAAAGTAATCCCAGAAGTAGATGCTGTACGTTTTTCTAAGTATGCATCATACAGTGGAATTGGAACTGCAGCTGCAGCATTAACAACCGGTGCAGGAGTTGTCACAGCACTTCGTGTAGCGACTAATGCACAAGATGAAGCAGAAATTCCTGAAGAAGGAAGAATCTTGTACATCACACCAACATTGCTTGGTTTGGTTCAAGATTTAGATACAACAGCTTCAAGAGCAGTTCTATCAAAATTTAGCAAAATTGTGCAAGTACCACAAACAAGATTTTATAAAGGTGTTACTTTGTATGATGGAGTTACCAACGATGGAACAGATCAAAGACCTGGGGGATATGTGAAAACAGCATCATCTGGAAGAAACATTAACTTCCTAGCAATCCATCCATCTTCAATTTTGCAAGCAACAAAACATGCTCAATCAAAAGTAGATGAACCAGATACAAGATCAGACAACTATAGAGTATCATACAGATTGTATGGTATTAACGAAGTTTATGATAACAAACTTGCAGGTATCTACGCACACATCTCGAACGCTTGAAGCGGTGACGTTACCGTTGTAACACTCGCTTCAGCAGGGGATGCTGAAACAGTAGCGGATAACGCCACACTTGCCTTAACTGCAACTGTGGACCCCGATGATTATAATACTGATTTATACGCTGTTAAGTTCTCATCATCAGATGAAACCAAAGCAACAGTGGATGAAGATAGTGGACTTGTAACAGGAGTAGCAGCTGGCGCAGTTATCATTACGGCTGAATTTAAATATCTAGTTGGAGAAGCATGGACTTCATGTACTCCAGCAATTAAAGATACAATTAATTTGACTGTAACAGCATCATAAAAAACAAATAAACACTAAAGGGTGGTGGTTTATATACTACCGCCCTTTATTTATTTTAGGAGGATAACAAAATGGCATTTATACAATTCACAAAAGAAGAATATCTAGCAAGATTTGGAGTAGACCTAGAGAAGGAAATACCAGGGAACGATGATATGTCAGCAAAGACACCAATTCGCATCGCTCAAATAACTGAGAAAATACAAGAATATATCCTAAGTAAAATGCCACATCTAGACTTTGAAACTTTGACAGATGCTCAAAACACGTACATAAACAAAGCCTGCATGGAACAACTGAATTATGAACTCAACGAAGCTGACTACTCAGGGATAAGTGGATACAATGCATTTACTGGAACGCTGACACCAACGAATGAAATAGCCAAGATAGAAATAGCAAGAACCGCAAAAAGACTCCTAGCGAACCATATCATATCAGCAGGGTGGTACTAACCCATGGTAGAGAACAGAGCCGGACAACCGGAAACCGGAAGATGGTATGCCCAAATCGTTAGCGAAGAGGGAGAAGAACGTAGGTTCTCAACTAAAGGCATTGACTTCTGGTGTGCAGAAATACAAGCATCAAAAACCACAAGAACATTCCGAGATGGACTCGAAAGCAAAACGTACAGCGTTATATTAGGAAGTACCAACGTGTCTAAACTAATAAGCATAAAAGATGGCGCACAAGTCGATTACAGAGGAAACAGACACAAGGTAATAGCAAGCGACTACGATCGCTTATCAGGGAAATATGTACTAGCATTGTCATGATAAGTTATTTAGATAGACTTGAAACAGCTGTCGATTATTTAGTAATATGGCTCAAAGTACGCGCACCTAAAAAGTCCGGAAATTTAGCATTAAACGCAATAAAGAAAACATGGAATCCAATGGCAAATACGTGGGATATAGTCATAGGTGGGGAGCTCGCACCGTATGCAGTTTACACGAATGAGATATGGATAGCCAGACCAGGAGTAAACCCAAACCAAGGGTGGATTCAAACAGCATGCATTGAAGCTAAACCAATACTTCAAGCAATGATATCAGGAATCATGACACAACAAGATATCGATAGAATAATGGTGGACCAGGGCGGAGATTTAAATGTGCAATTTAAAACCCTAGCAATAAAAGTATAGGAGGAGTACCATATTATGAAAACAATCGAACAACTACTAAAACCGATAATCAGCGCAGATATCCAGTACTTGTTAAATGAACAAATAAAGGTAAAGGACTTCACTCTACAGCTGACAAACGATTTCAATATGGCATCAAAAGTGAACGACAAATATATCATTCAAGCAATCCTGAAAACCGGACAAGGAACGCGATCAACCATCAAAGGAATCACAGCAAATCAAGCGCCAATGAGTATAGTATTTCAAGTACCACTAAACAACGTGCAGGAGTTTCTGGCACTGCTAAACAAGTACTGCTTGGCAACAAATGCATACTGGGCGGAAGTAACAGATGATATGCAAGATGAAGATACATCCACATCAATAGAATATCAGTACCAATTTGCATGGGGAGTAGCAATACCAAATCAGATTCCATACGACATCACAGTGAAAGCTGAAGATAAAGTAAAAAGCGAATCAATTGAAGTAGAACAGATAGTCCTAACCGGACAAGTAACCTACACATCATCAATCAAAATGGATGATGAAGAATACTACTTATATTTGACTGGTGCAGTACCAACAAACGTAAAGAGTTTATTAGACTCAACTGTGGAATACTATCAAAGCCAAGGAGAAGCTTACAAGGAAGAGATAGGCATCGAGGAATTGCCGCTAGACCTAACAAACTATAGCATAGGATTTGCAATCAAAGTCAATGATGAGAGTACAACCGATTATTATATTGTAGGATACACAACAACCCTTGCTGATGGATATGTCAAGATAGAAGGAATAGTAAGCGACACCGAGGATCTTGCACCAACAGTAAATAGTACTACATTACTCTCGCAGTACCAGCCAGAAAAGGATGTAAGCGGAGATACACAATCACTACAGATAACAATAGCGGTGATGACATCAAACACCTTACACCAAAGATTATTACAACTATTTTACACAAGCAGAACTGGTTCATCATTTGATTTTAAAATAAGACAAACCAGAGCATCCATGAGCATTGACACAGATGACATAGATGTGATAATTGCAATTAATAAATTTAAGCAAAACGGATTTGAATACTTAAGAATCACAATAACAAGGGTGTGATAGAATGGCAAGCGAAAACGACAACGTAATCATCCTGAGAGCAGAAAGTGTGATCCTCGGAGATTATGGAAACGCAGGCGGACCAGATAACGGAATCCTAGGAACACCAGGAGGAGTAACTAGCCTGCCAAGCCAAAAGACACCACCGAAACAACCATCAGCACTCATGGGAGGAATATCGGCCCAAATGCTAATGAGTGGGTTCGGACAAATGGTAGGTGCAAGCGGAAACCAACAACTATCGTCAATAGTTTCACAAGGCGCTGAATGGGGTTTCACTGGAGCCACAGCGCTAACCGGTAACCCTGCCGCAATAGCAACTCTAGTATTTAAAACATCAGCATTGATAATCAAAGAAATTCAAAAGCATAAACTAGAACTAAAAGAACTAGCACAAAAGTTCAATGATTTGACAATGCTACAGATGCAAATAGGACAAGTAGTTATAACAGCAAATACGATGACAAGTTACGATAAGTACGGTCGAGTATCGTTCAAAGATAGGAAGTGACAAAATGTACGCAATATTTTTGTACCTAGATTCAGACAACAACTGGATCACATATGGAAAGATGGTAGCACCTCTTAATTTTGGAGATACAATCAAAGCTGAAGTAACTACAGCATACGCGATTACTTTATATTTTAAAGGAACCAAGGAACTTGCACTGGAGGAATTAAAACCAGGAACAATATGCAAGATAGACTTCGTCACTAGAAAGGATTATTTTGTCATCACAGATGGCGGTAAAATCGAATCTAAGACAGGAGTATCGTATGGGTACCATTCCTATACGCTTCAGGAGTTAATTGCTGTCACAAGAGAAATAAGCATTCAGACAGCATACTTCTCATTCAATGAATACACAGTGGCAGAGTTTTTCACAAGACTGCTAGCGCTAGCGGATAGTGACTTAACAATCGACATAGATACAACCGGAGATTATCAAACGTTACTAGACAACTGGCAGAAAGCGGACTTCCAAGTATCAAGCAACTCGCTATTGGATAATTTAATCAAAATAGGACTCAACAATAAAGTAAGAGTGAAAGCAAGACTTAATGCATCAAAACACATTGAATTGTATTTCCGAAGCCTAGAAGGAACCGAAGTAATAGCAGAGATCGATGGAGAACTAATAAGTAACAGTAAACAGTACATGGGAGTCACATATGCAAGCAAAGCGCTAGCTCAGATAACCAACCTAACTGATGACAAGTTTCAATGGGTTCCATACGCAGATGTGTACAAAGGAATCAAGGTGTTACCAGAGAGCAACGATGCAACAGCAATCACAGCTGACACCGCAACTCTGAAGCTAACATCAAAGATTAAACTAGCAACCAAGGTAAGAGTCCTTGGAAGAGGCGCTATGGTAAAAAATAGTTCATCAGAAATGAGCGGTTACACCGGATCAGATTATAGAGTTTTTACACACGACGGAACTCGCTTATATCCAGATGCAAGCAAATACGTTGACTGGGATTATAACCTAACAGCACCAGCACTCGCATATAAAGAGTACAATGTAATATCTTTTGAAGAATGGAAAACGCTAGATCCTGATGACTCTAATAGTGCGACAATACACCAGGAGAATACGCTATACTTCAAACGAGGAGAAAACAAGATATTCAATATGAAAATATGCGATGGACAATCATCCGTTGGGTTTAATCAAA